GCGTTCCCCAAGTCGGGACCACCCCACGGCACCACCGTCACACCGTCAACCTGGCCGAGCTCCTCAACCAGGAACGACGCCGGCGCACCAGACTTCTGCACCGCCACCGACAACGGCGCACGCGACGCGAACCAGTCGGCAACCCACCCGGACCCCGGACGCGACGCCGCCACCTCGACCTGCACACGCTCCCCAGCTGTGTAGCCCGCAACCGCGATATGCGACATCGTCCTATCGCCCGACACGTCCACGCACCACATGAGCCGAGAGTCGGCAGCGATCGTCGACGACGCGTCGATCCCGCCCTCCCATGAGCCAGCAGGGAACGGGCCGAGCTTTGAACGCGACAGCCACTGGCCGA